CGCCGTTAAGAACGCTTTAAGTATTAATTGAACAGGTGTTCAATAAGTAATAGTAAAAACTTAAAGATTTCTCTTGACATTCACACAAAATGTGATATAATTAAGTATAACTTTAAGTAACTAAGAGTACTTAAAGTAACTTAGAGTACACTTTAAGTCTATTATTACTTATATATATAAAGAAATAATAATACTTTAAGTACACTTTAAGTACCATGTAAGAATTTTTCTTAGATTCTTTGTCGTTCTCTCTTGACATAGAGAATTTTATAGGTATAACTAGTCATGTCCAAGCCGAAAATGTACATTAGCGATAATGTACTAGAAGAATTTTATCTAGCACTAGCTGACGAGGACGAAGGGAGACTACAAAGGGTACACATCCCAAGGTCTGACGTCTTCTACATTAGAGAAGCAATATTTCAAGATACTGGCGTCAAGTATTCTTTAGATCATGTTGAAAGAGCCATGTACCTAGAGGGTCATCTTGAGGCCAAAGACGTATTTCAACCACGAACAAAAAGGGATTGGGAATAATGCCAGAGATTATCATGGAACGTGTACTTAAGTGGCAGATTATGCCACGCATTATGATGCTTGCAGTTACTGTCTTAACCTACCAAGCAGTTCATTGGTTCATGACCATACCAGACCCTTCCATACAGCAGTCAGGCCTAGTGTCTATCTGTATGGGAGCCTTAACAGGATGCTTTGCTGTATGGCTTGGCAATGAAAAACACTAACAGTCCTATCCATAAAGAAGTAAATAGGTTTATGTGGATTATTAAAGGTAGATTAGCTCCTGATGAATACAGTGAGCAGGACTACCTAGATGTACATGACACTTACTTCCAAAGACTCTGGGGCAATCATGAGAACTGTGTTCATGAAGAGGGCTTTGAAGAAGCATATACGGAGAAGTATAAAAATGGTTGAAAAATCTTTACGTCCTAAGCTACGCCCAAAGAAAAAAGGTGATGCACCCAAAACATCTTTACGTCCTAAATTAAGAGAAAGACGTTTTGAAATAAACAGCATGATGTACGATGATAAAAAACAATCTGTAATTGATTTTATTGATAAGAATGGCAATCTAGAAAAAACTCTTCCTCTTTTTGAGGTAGAAAAAATTTGGAAGCAAAATAAATCTGGTTTAGAACCTACAGCAGGTAGGTACTCAGCAAAAAAAGTAATGAAGTACCTTAAAGAAAATAATCCAAGCTCTAAAGAATTTATAAAATGGGCTTCATCTACTGCTCTTAATAAAGGTGGTTTAATAGACTACAGAAAAACTGGAATGTTTAAATGATAGCTCAACTCATAGGAAGTATTACTGGTCTAGCTACCAGTATCATAGACGGTAAGACCCAGATCAAACTTACTGAAGCTGAGATTAAGAAGAAACAGCTTACAGGAGAGATTGACTGGGATATTGAGGCTATGAAAGGTACTCAGAACTCATGGAAAGATGAGTGGATTACCTTGCTATTCTCAATCCCACTGATCCTAGCCTTTTGTGGAGACTGGGGTAATGAGATAGTAGCAAGAGGTTTTGCCTCACTTGAAGTAATGCCTCAGTGGTATCAGATTGCTCTTGGTGGAATTGTATCAGCTAGTATTGGTATGAGGTCAGTGAGTAAGTTCTTTGGGAAGAAATAATGTAATACCTATCCCTCAACTATCTGAGTTGGATAAGCAGTTTATTGCATTAGAAAAACAACAAGAGTTAATACGAGAGCAAGCAAAGCTCATAGCGGAGAGAAGTAATGACGTTTCAACTATCCAATCGTAGTAAAGGTAGACTAGAGGGAGTGAACCCCCAGCTAGTACAAGTAGTGAATGAAGCTATTAAACGCACTAAAGTAGACTTTGGTGTTACCTGTGGTATGCGTACCGTAGAAGAACAAGAGAAGCTTGTGGCTAGTGGTGCTAGTCAGACCATGAAGAGTAAACACTTAGAGGGACGTGCAGTAGACCTAGTGGCCTACATTGGTCCTAATATTACATGGGCATTGAATAAGTATGATGAGCTGGCTGATGCTATGGCTGAAGCTGCACGTAAGAAAGGTGTAGCTATTAAGTGGGGAGCTGCATGGAGTGTAGGTGATATCTCTAAGTACTCAGGCTCAATGGAAGACGCAATGAATGAGTATGTTGATCTTCGTCGTTCACAAGGTCGCAGACCGTTCATTGATGCACCACACTTTGAAATGATGTAATGCACACTTTTATTCTTCTCGTCTATCTTGGTATAGATAGGAAGCTTATAGAAGAAACAATGGTATTCAACACAATAGAACACTGCAACTACTATGCGAAAGAAATAATAAAAAGATTTAGCACACATGGTATAGCACCAGAAGATCGTGCAGTTGCTTATTGTGTACCAAAGAGATTTGGCGTTGAAGAATAATATACTATAAGTTGGGGGTGAAGCTAGACGCCGGTGTTTCCCCCATTATTAACAAGGAAATAATATGGCTATCCCTGAACGAGTCAAGACTAAGATGAAGGAGGAAGGACTGACTAAAGTCAATGTTCCTAAGAGAACTCCTAGTCACAAAACTAAGTCTCATTGTGTTATGGCTAAGGAAGGGGATACCTATAAATTTATCAGATTTGGGCAGCAGGGCGTTAAAGGTGCGGGTAAAGCCCCCAAGACTGCGAAGGATAAAGCCCGTAAAAAAAGTTACTACGCAAGACATAATGCACAAGGGAAACCGACGAGCAAACTGTCAGCAAAATACTGGTCCCACAAAGTCAAGTGGTAGAATAGATATAAAGGTTTAAAAAATGTCAGCACCAAGGGCAATAGCTGGGGGTATTTATTATCTTTCAGGAGTTTTAGTAAAAGCTGAAACTAAAGAAGTAGCTAAAAAACTTATAGCAAAAGGTTTTCGTACAGCTACAGACGGAATAAAGAACAGTGGACTTAAAGTTCAAACAGTTACTAATAGTAATTTTGTTACTTATGTTACCCGTGCACTTAAAAAAGCTATGGAACAAAGCCAAAAAATAAGGCAGGGACCAAAAATTAATCCTAAGACTGGTCGTCCAGAAGGTCAATCATCTGCTAAAAATCAAATAGGTGGCAGTGGCCAATCTGCAATAGGACGTAAACTTGGTTCCAGACGGATGAAAAACTTTGGCGATGTTCGTGGTGGTAAACCTAGAGCTGAATCTATGGCTAAGTCTAAACCTAAACCTCAGTCTCCTGTTAAACCAGTTTCTGCTCGTCCCGGCAACTTTCGTACAGGAAAACAAGATAAAGTAAATCCTGCAGTTGCAGGTTTAGTTGGAGCCGGTGCAATAGGTACAGTAGTTTATGAAGCATTTTCAGGGAATAAATCTCCAACTGTTACTGAAATAAAAGCTGAAGCTAAAAAACAAGATTTAACATTATCTCCTAAAGTTATAGAGTACATAAAAGAAAGAAGAAGAAAAATAGCAGAAGCAAATAAAAAAACAACAGCAAGTAATAGAGCATTGTATGCAGATAGAAGCAGAAAAAGCACCCTTGAAAATAAAAGAGGTTTTGAACCAAAAACTAAAAAAGAAACTGAGAAAAAACCTATACGCCCTAAGCTGCGTCCAAAAGTTGTAGAAGCTGAACCTATGTCTCTTAAACAGTATTTAAATGCTGAAATTAAATCTAGAAAATCTACTACAACAAAAGAAATAGCTAAAGCTAAAAAAGGTAATTACAAAAGTATTGCTGAAGCCAAAAAAGCTAAAAGCCTTTATTATATAAAAGATGGCAAACCAATGGCTGCAGTATACAAAAGAGATTTAAAGGGGTTATAAAATGTACGGGACAAAAAAGAAAACCAAAGGTTATAACAAAGGCGGATCAATGCCTATGGTTATGAAGAATGGTAAGAAAGTACCAGCCTATGCTGCTGATGGTATTGGCAAAATGAATAAAGGTGGTATGACCAAAAAGAAAACTTCAGCTTATGCTAAGGGTGGTATGCAGTCTAATCCCGGTTCAGTCAACACCTCTGTAACTGCAAGCTATCCAGCTAAAGATTCTATTATTAATAGAGAACCTATGAAGAAAAAAAATGTCATGACTTACAACATGGGTGGCATGGTCAAATCTCAAGTGGATAACCTTAAGAAGAAAAATGCATAACGGGTTTGCAATCTTGTATGTAGTATGATACACTAACTTGTGGTATAACTGTCTCTGGTCAAAAGGAGATATACCATGTTTAAACAATTCATTAAAGCACTACAAGATCACCAAATGCGTAGAGTACAATACTGGCAGTTAGTTAATATGTCAGACTCTGCTCTTAAAGATATAGGAGTAACACGTGGCGAAATTAAAGAAAAGTTCTACGGTAAAGACTACACCTAAAGCAAAGCCAAGAGGATATGCTAAAGGTGGTTCAACTGTAAATGCGGCGGGTAATTATACTAAGCCTAGTATGCGTAAGCGTCTTGTCGCATCCGTTAAGGCTGGCGGCAAAGGAGGAAGCCCCGGCCAGTGGTCGGCTCGTAAAGCTCAAATGGTTGCCAAACAATACAAAGCAAAAGGTGGAGGATACACGTAATGAAAGTAGAAGCACCTAAAGGCTATCATTGGATGAAACAAAAAGATGGTAGTTTAAAACTAATGAAACATGACGGTAAGTTTGTCCCTCACAAGGGGGCAAGCCTTACTGCTAATTTTGCTATACAGAAAAAACATGACAAAAAGTAAACCTAAAAAGATGAATACAGGTGGACTAGCTAAAAGCCAAAAAAGTCTTAAGTCTTGGACTAAGCAAGATTGGAGGACCAAGAGTGGTAAACCCTCAACACAAGGGTCTAAAGCCACCGGCGAAAGATACCTTCCTGCTAAGGCTATTAAGTCTCTTAGTGATTCTGAGTATGCTGCTACAACCCGTGCCAAACGAAGAGGCAAGGCTGCGGGTAAGCAGTTTGTGGCTCAACCTAAGAAGGTTGCGAAGAAGGTAAAACCCCACAGGAAAGTAACATGAGAAAACTTACAGAGAAACAACAGCTATTTCTTGACGTGTTGTTTGAAGAGGCACAAGGTGATCCTGTGCAAGCTAAACGTCTTGCGGGGTATGCTAATACTATGTCCTCTACAACTATCACTGCTGCATTACAGGACGAGATTGCTGAACTTACTAAGAAGTTTATTGCCACTGCTGGTAGTAAAGCTGCATACTCTATGATGCAGGTTATGACTAACCCTACTGATCTTGGCAATAAAGAAAAGATGGCAGCAGCTAAAGATTTCCTTGACCGTGCTGGCTTTGTAAAGACAGACAAAGTAGAAATTAAAGCTGAAAACCCTGTATTTATATTACCACCTAAAAATGAAAGTTAATAAAACTTGGAAGCTCCCTGAACCAGAGCTAGTTGATGGTGAGTATGAATGGTTATCTGTCGTTAGAGTAGGCAGAGTTGTGCCATTTGGCTATAGACAAGACCCTGAAGATGATGATATACTACTACCAATCCCAGTAGAGCTAGAAGCTTTAGAAGAAGCTAAGAAGTATCTAAAGCAATATAGCTATAGAGATGTAGCCAACTGGTTGAGTGAGAAGTCAGGTAGATACATTTCTCACGTGGGTCTAATGAAGAGAGTTAAACTTGAACGAAAACGTAAAGCAGAAGCTTCAACGCAACGCTATTACGCTGAACGCTACAAAGAAGCGGCGGCAAAAGCGGAAACCCTCGAAAGAAATCGTATCGGAGCCAGAGCTTCAACCAGTTCCAGCGAGAGTGAAGCCAGAGCCGATTGATGTAGAAAAAGCTCAAGAAATAATCTTTGAGCCTAATCCCGGCCCTCAGACAGATTTTCTTTCAGCATCAGAACAAGAGGTACTATATGGTGGGGCGGCTGGTGGTGGTAAGTCTTTTGCTATGTTGGCCGATCCTGTTAGGTATTTTAATAATCCACTATCTTCTATGCTGTTGGTACGGAGAAGCACAGAAGAACTCAGAGAACTTATCTCAGTCTCCAAACAGCTCTACCCAAGAGCAATCCCCGGGATTAAGTTTATGGAACGTGATAAGACGTGGGTAGCTCCAAGCGGTGCTACTCTTTGGCTTTCATATCTAGACAGGGATGATGATGTACAAAGATACCAAGGACAAGCTTTTAACTGGATTGGTTTTGATGAACTTACACAATGGCCTAGCCCTTATCCTTGGAACTATATGAGGTCACGCCTACGTACTACTAAGAATAGTGGTCTAGGTTTATATCAAAGGGGAACTACTAACCCCGGTGGTGCAGGTCATGTATGGGTTAAGAAGACTTTTGTAGACCCAGCTCCACATAATACTAGCTTTGATGCTACTGACATGGAAACAGGAGAGGTTATTGCTTGGCCTAAAGGTCACTCAAAAGAGGGTCAACCATTGTTTAAGCGCAGGTTTATTCCTGCTACTTTATTTGATAACCCGTACTTAGCTGATGATGGTCTGTATGAAGCTAACCTATTGTCACTACCAGAGCATCAACGTAAGCAACTACTTGAAGGTAACTGGGATGTAAATGAAGGTGCTGCTTTTCCTGAGTGGAATAGACAAGTACACGTAATAGAACCCTTTGAGATCCCTCACAACTGGGCAAGATTTAGAGCTTGTGACTATGGTTATGGTTCTTATACAGGAGTTGTCTGGTTTGCTGTTAGTCCATCAGAACAGCTAATTGTATATAGAGAAATGTATTGCTCAAAGGTCATAGCTACTGACCTAGCTGATATGATCTTAGAAGCAGAAGAGGGTGAAAAAATACGGTATGGAGTTCTTGACTCTTCTTTGTGGCATAACCGTGGTGATACTGGCCCATCTCTTGCTGAACAAATGATTCATAAAGGTT